GTGAGGCCGGACAAGATGCGGATACAGGCGCAACTGGTCCTACCGGGGAGCAGGGTCCCACTGGTTACACTGGTGAGGCCGGACAAGACGCGGATACAGGCGCAACTGGTCCTACCGGGGAGCAGGGTCCTACTGGTTATACGGGTGAGGCCGGACAAGATGCGGATACAGGTGCAACTGGTCCTACGGGTGAGCAGGGTCCTACTGGTTACACTGGTGAGGCAGGACAAGATGCGGATACAGGTGCAACTGGTCCTACCGGGGAGCAGGGTCCTACTGGTTATACGGGTGAGGCCGGACAAGATGCGGATACAGGAGCAACTGGTCCTACCGGTGAGCAGGGTCCTACTGGTTACACTGGTGAGGCAGGACAAGATGCGGATACAGGTGCAACTGGTCCTACCGGGGAGCAGGGTCCTACTGGTTACACTGGCGAGGCCGGACAAGACGCGGATACAGGTGCAACTGGTCCTACTGGCGAACAAGGTCCTACTGGCGAACAAGGTCCCACCGGTTACACCGGTGAGGCAGGACAAGATGCGGATACAGGTGCAACTGGTCCTACCGGGGAACAGGGTCCTACTGGTTATACGGGTGAGGCCGGACAAGATGCGGATACAGGCGCAACTGGTCCTACCGGGGAGCAGGGTCCCACTGGTTACACCGGTGATGCAGGACAAGATGCGGATACAGGTGCAACTGGTCCTACCGGGGAGCAGGGTCCTACTGGTTATACGGGTGAGGCCGGACAAGATGCGGATACAGGTGCAACTGGTCCTACGGGTGAGCAAGGTCCTACTGGAGACACTGGACCTACCGGAGATACTGGACCTACTGGAGACACTGGACCTACTGGAGACACTGGACCTACCGGAGATACTGGACCCACTGGCGACACTGGACCTACCGGAGATACTGGACCCACTGGACCTACTGGACCCACTGGCGACACTGGAAATACTGGACCCACCGGTTTCATTTCGGCAGAAGGCACAAACTATAGCGATTATATTTATTGGAATACAGGTTCAAGCTCGTGGTCGGTTGGTTCTGACCCGGTCCATATTGGAAAAAATGCAGGAGCATTGTCTTCGCCAGAAAGTGCATATTTTTCGGTCGCCATTGGTAATCAAGCGGGGTATCAAGATCAACAACCGGCTTCTGTTGCAATTGGGTACCATGCAGGTGCATTTGTAGGCACTGGAGGCACTGGTCAAATGTCTGGAGCCATAGCCATTGGTGAAGAGGCCGGATCGACCGGTCAAGAACAAAGTGCAGTTGCAATTGGTAAATTTGCAGGACAAACATATCAACGAGGTCGGTCTGTAGCAGTTGGCCATTGGGCTGGTGCGACAAATCAAAGTGCAGCTGCAGTCGCAATGGGTTGGTTCGCGGGTGGAAACAATCAAGGCACAGGTGCAGTTGCATTGGGTTGGGACGCGGGTTATGATGATCAAGGAATATATGCAATTGCTCAAGGGTATCAAGCGGGTTATACTGGTCAAGGAACATATGCAATCGCTCAAGGGTATCAAGCGGGTTATTCTAGTCAAGGAAACTATGCAATTGCTTTGGGTAGACAAGCGGGTTATACTAGTCAAGGGACATATACAATTGCTTTGGGTAGATATGCGGGTTATTCTAGTCAAGGAAACTATGCAACCGCTTTGGGTGAAGGAGCGGGTTTTGTTAGTCAAGGTTCTAATGCAATTGCTCAAGGGTATAATGCGGGTTATTCTAGTCAAGGAAACTATGCAATCGCTCAAGGGTATCTAGCGGGTAAAAGTGGCCAAGGAACAAGTGCAATTGCTTTGGGTCAAGAAGCGGGTAAAACTAGTCAAGGAGCATATACAATCGCTCAAGGGTATCAAGCGGGTTATACTGGTCAAGGAACATATGCAATTGCTCAAGGGTATCAAGCGGGTTTTACTGGTCAAGGTTCGAATGCAATAGCTCAAGGGTATCAAGCTGGTTATGATGGTCAAGGCTCGATTGCAATTGCTCAAGGGTATCAAGCTGGTTTTACTGGTCAAGGAAATTATGCAATTGCTTTAGGTAGAGAAGCTGGTTATGATGGTCAAGGTATAGATGCAATTGCTTTGGGTAGTGAAGCGGGTTATACTGGTCAAGGAGAATCTGCGATTGCTCAAGGGTATCAAGCGGGTAAAACTAGTCAAGGAAACTATGCAATTGCTCTAGGGGGTCAAGCGGGTCAAACTAGTCAAGTAGCATATGCAATTGCTCAAGGGTATCAAGCGGGTCAAACTAGTCAAGGACAACACGCAATTGCTTTGGGTAGACGAGCGGGTCAAACAAGTCAAGGATCAAACGCAATTGCTTTGGGTAGAGAAGCAGGTTTTACTGATCAAGGAAACTATGCAATCGCTCAAGGGTATCGAGCAGGTTTTACTGGTCAAGGAACATACGCAATTGCTCAAGGGTATCAAGCAGGTTATGATGGTCAAGGGGGATCTGCAATTGCTTTGGGTCAATATGCGGGTCAAACTAGTCAAGGCGGACATGCAATTGCTCAAGGGTATCAAGCGGGTTATACTAGTCAAGGAACATACGCAATTGCTTTGGGCCAATCTGCGGGTCTAACTAGTCAAGGAGAAAATGCAATTGCTTTGGGTCAATCTGCGGGTAAAACTAGTCAAGGAACAGATGCGATTGCTTTGGGTCAATCTGCGGGTTTTACTAGTCAAGGAACAGATACAATTGCTTTGGGTAGAGAAGCGGGTTATACTAGTCAAGGAACATACGCAATTGCTTTGGGTGGATATGCGGGTTATTCTAGTCAAGGAACATATGCAATTGCTTTAGGTAGAGAAGCTGGTTATAATGGTCAAGGGGAAAATGCAATTGCTCAAGGGTTTCAAGCGGGTAATACTAGTCAAGGTTCGAATGCAATTGCTCAAGGGTATCGAGCGGGTTATACTGGTCAAGGATCAAACGCAATTGCTTTGGGTCAATCTGCGGGTCAAACTAGTCAAGGAACATATGCAATTGCTCAAGGGTTTCTAGCGGGTCAAACTAGTCAAGGACAAAATGCAATTGCTCAAGGGTATCAAGCGGGTCAAATTAGTCAAGGAATTAGAGCAATTGCTCAAGGGTATCAAGCGGGTTATTATTATCAGGAAGAAGGAGCAATTGCTTTGGGTAGTTTAGCGGGTCAAATTAGTCAAGGAACAGGAGCAATTGCTTTGGGTGAAGAAGCGGGTAAAACTAGTCAAGGAACATATGCAATCGCTCAAGGGTATCAAGCGGGTCAAACAAGTCAAGGAGCATATGCAATTGCTCAAGGGTATGAAGCGGGTTATACTAGTCAAGGAACAGGTGCAATTGCTTTGGGTAGTTTAGCGGGTTATACTGGTCAAGGACAAGACGCAATTGCTCAAGGGCATCATGCAGGTTATGATGGTCAAGGATCAAACGCAATTGCTCAAGGGTATCAAGCGGGTTATTCTAATCAGGGAGAAGGAGCAATTGCTCAAGGGTATCTAGCGGGTAAATTTAGTCAAGGAACAGGTGCAATTGCTTTGGGTCAAGAAGCGGGTTATACTGGTCAAGGAGCAAATGCAATTGCTCAAGGGTATCAAGCGGGTTATTCCAGTCAAGGTTCGAATGCAATCGCTCAAGGGTATAGAGCGGGTTATACTAGTCAAGGACAATATGCAATTGCTTTGGGTCAATCTGCAGGTTATACGGGTCAAAAAGACAATGCAATTGCAATTGGACGTGATGCGGGTAATGACGGCCAAGGATCAAATGCAATTGCGATTGGATATCAAGCAGGTCAGACCGGTCAAGCCGCGAACAGTATTGTATTGAGTGCTACGGGAAGTGCATTCGACGTTTCAAATGCTGGATTTTACGTCAATCCTATTCGTGCGGCGAACCCAGCAAACGCACAAACACTCAAATACGACCCGGACACTTCCGAGATTGTGCGCGGTTCGACCAGTGTAACCACAACCGCTGTATTGTTTTATACAAATGTTACTTCAGTTTCGGGTATCACACAGTTGTCTTATGACCATACCGCTACAACTCAATATGGGTTTCCCAATTTTATGAGTGGGACCGGTGCAACCGACCCAATTGAGTTTGACAGCACGAATTTTCCCGAAAATAGTCAAGTCGAAATATTTGCCCAATTGTATGGTACTACATCTGGTGGTTCATCAACATCAACTATTGTGGGTCTAACGGGTCCTGCTGCACAATCTGGCGCAAGACCTTTGCGTATAGATACGCGTAGTGTATCCAAAGCAACTGATGTACAACTTGCCTATGGACCAAATGTAAAACGCGTTGTGAGTAACGCGGGTGTTACAGGACCATTCATACAGCCGGGTTCATCCTATAGAGCTTATATAAATGTAGATAGTGGAACATTGGACGAGATCACAAACACAGTCGTGACTATCAAAGTAACTCCAACATAAAGTCAATGAAATAATGTAAAAGTTCGATTTTTACATGATTATTTTATCATCTACCATTTACGTCACACATTTACCATTTGGACGTGGTTTTCTTCACTTGTATCTGCTGGCCAGATCGTTTCTTTCCTTTACTTGGGTCATACGCTTCATCTTCATCGTCCGAGCCCATATTTTTGGAAATTTCCCAGAATTCTTTGGAACCCAGTTTGAAATCTGGGCGACTTTCGGCTTTATACCAAAAGATTTGGTCGTATAATTTGTTCGATTTCGCATTGTTATTGATGACCAAACATTCGAAATTCTCCGTAGTTTGGTCCATAACAGAGCAAAATGACTCAAGTGTGGGAAACATAGAAGCATAGTTCTCCCATATACGCTTTCGATTCGTTTGGTAAGGTTCACGTAAAATGAATACATAATCAATATTGGTTCGCAAATTGGGGGGTATGCCTAAAGGATATTGCATGGTAATGATAAGCATCACTTTCCAATGACGACCATTCATGAATAAAAGACGCATCATTTTATCCTTTGTCCAAGATTGGTCGTACAAACAATCATCTAAAATTACAAAGGTGCGTGGATCAATCGTGGTTTTCTTATATGCCTCGACTTCTTTATTCATTTGTTTTAGCACTGCACGCTGTCGTCGCAAGACATTTTCAATTAAGACTGTATTGTATTCTTCGTGTATGAATAATTTGGGGACGTGGCTCGCATAGAATCCATTGCCAGCTTCTGTTCCAGAAATAACGGTTCCGATGGGAATGTCTTGGTGATGATATAATAGATCGCGCACCAAGAAAGATTTACCAGTATCACGACGCCCAATCATTACTATAACGGGACCCTTGTTTTCATTTGGTTTAAAGGTAATCCATCTCATATCGAATTTTTTTAGTTCTAAAGTCATAGATAATGAATATGAATTTCTATAAACAACGAGTGAGATTAAAAAATGTAAGTTGTTACGCCCCTACGGATTCTCTTTACGAGGAGGGATTTAAAGGGAATCTGGGTTCCCTTTACTGGGTTCCATTTCCGGGATTCTCTTTGCGAGGAGGGATTTAAAGGGAACCTGGGTTCCATTTCCGGGATTCTCTTTGCGAGGAGGGATTTAAAGGGAACCTGGGTTCCCTTTACTGGGTTCCCTTTACTGGGTTCCATTTCCGGGATTCTCTTTGCGAGGAGGGATTTAAAGGGAACCTGGGTTCCCTTTACTGGGTTCCCTTTATATAGTTACGTTTAATCAACCTCGATTTTCTATTCATACAGCCTATACATATCCCATGTCCAAAGTGAAATTGAATTATTGTAAACCAACAAAAATAGACTTGAATTCTTTAGCAAAACAACATATAGCAAGGTCTTCTATTGCTGATCACAACGAAAATCTTTCAAACACCAATGTAACTGAAACATCTCAAGCACACAACCCCTATTTGATTGAAAACATTCAATTATACAACCCGATTTATCAAAAATTTTTCGACATGAATGCGAACAATTTCGATAGTATTGCACTGAATCATCCGTATCATATCCAAGATACAGAACACATTGTTCATTATAAAACGAACCAGGTCCAAGACAAGCCCGTATTTGTAAAGTTCTCACCCCTATTAGACCCTTATAGGTATATGATTGGTAAATACAAAGTGACTGACCCACGCATTCGGGCCATGCCTCGATTAGAAAGTAATGAATCAATTGTCCATCCAAAGATTTTATCCACCCATAACGCTTCTTACGTGGATTGCTTTTTTAGTTATTTATCAAGTATTTTATTAAATCATCACGAAATTGTACACGGAATGGACTATTATGGATCTTATTTAGGATTACAAAAGAAATTTCGCGTTTGCGTGACGGACGATGTTGAATATTTGCGCAATTCTGATTTTTTCAACGAACACGTAGGTGAATTATTTAGCATCGACGACCCGAATTCGATAATGGATCGCGAATGCATTGGAGGTGGTTCCAGACGTCATCGAGCGAAGTTAGTCTTGGATGATTTAGACGAAATTGGTCTTGATTTTGAAGAATTGAGCAATACTGATAAAGGCAATGTTGTGGAAGACGGTGCAAATGATTTTTTAGAAACCGTGTATGCAAAATCGTCTAGATCAAGCGGTTCGATTACATCGAAATCGTCCGCAGATAGTGATTTAAATTACAGCTCGGACGAAGATGAAGAGTGGGAAACAGATGCTTCTGGTTCCTATTCTGGTTCCTATTCTGGTTCCTATTCTGGTTCCGATTCTGGTTCCTATTCTGGTTCCGATTCTGGTTCTGGTTCCAGTTCTTGTTCCGAAGACGAAGAGGAAATTTACGGATTTATTAACGATTTTCCCGTTCAAATGATTTGCATGGAGAAGTGCGACGGAACTTTGGACGAACTGTTTGTCCGTGACGAAATTACTGTGGAAAATGGTGCAAGTGCTCTCTTTCAAATTGTTATGACCCTTCTTATTTATCAACGTGCGTTCAAATTCACACACAATGACCTTCATACCAACAACGTCATGTTCATCAATACCGATATTGAGTTTGTGTATTACCAATATGCCGGTAATATTTACAAAGTTCCCACATATGGACGCATTTACAAACTGATTGATTTCGGGCGCGGTATTTATAAATTCCAAGA